TACAACACTTCTAGTCAGGCTACTGGAACTGTTAATAACGTATTCGACGTTTATCCTTGGCTTCAGTCTTATCTCGGGGCTTATTGTTTGGGCGGCAGTGGCTCGTATTCTGTCCGCGTTGTGAGGGGTTGATATGCCAGGCGCACTCGACAAGGTTTTTAAGGAAGCAGCTAAGGCAATCGTTGCTGACTTAGGCGACGGCCTAGATACCAAGATTGATTACACCCGCAAGTTTGCTGGGACGTATGACACAGCCAAGGGCGCGTTTACAACATTCGACCGTCCGTACTTCAACTTAAAATGCCCTATTGAGTTTGTTCGGTCAGAAGAGGAAGAAGGACGCGAAGAGCGTAAAGCTCGTGTCTACGTCTCGCCTGATCAGATAGGTGGCAATCAGCCCACGTTCCAAGATGAGGTGACATTGAAGTTCGCTGGCGCGGATCATGCAGCTCAGATCACCGACATTGAGACGTTTCGTGGCGGTCAAGAGTATCTGTATATTCTGCTGGTGAGGTTCTGATGGCTAAAAACGTTGCAAAGCAAATTGAAGATGAGGTTGAAGCGCATCTTCAGCAGAGTTACAACAGGCTGATCGCTACGATTATGCGTCGTTTGGCAACGAAGAAACGTAGTCCGGTTTATACGGGATTTTTTGCTTCTAGCTGGAAAGCTGACACGTCACCAATTAAGGCCAATGACGAATTAGAAGAGCCCTGGCTTGGTCTTAGTAAAGCCAAGTGGAATGACAAGGCAAACAAGAATTACAAAATTGATCCCAGGTTTTATCCGCCCAATAAGGCTTTTAACTACAAGCGACGTGTGTATATCGGAAATACAGCCAAGTACGCTGTCTATGCACTAGAGAGCGGAAAAGTTCAGCAGTTCGTGCAGGGACCGGAGATGAAAAAGCTAGTTGACGAAGCATTTAAAGAGCGCACGCCCAAAATCTCTGTTGGCGGTAGGCAGGGCATTGGAACGTTTGGCACACAAGCTGGCAAGATTTACACTGGCTATAGCGAGCTGTAGTCATGACCTTAGTCAACGCCAGAGCAGCTTTTGAAAAAGCCGTAACCGATGCTGTGGCAGCAGCAGATGACACAGTGCTGATGAAGTACGACAACGTTGCTTTTACGACGCCAGGCAAGACGAAGAAATACATTTTGATGACGGTCAGTTTTGGACAGTCCACGATCCAGAATCAAGGCGCAGCTCAGGACTATTACTCCGGCACGATCCAGTGCAATGTTTATGTGCCAAAATCGGCTGGCACAGCAGTGCTTTCAGCGATTAGTGAGTCTGTAATTGACGGCTTGACTTCAGTTAATGCGCCTGGCTACACCGATACGTTTAGCAGCTCTCCTCGTGTTCTTGACATTGTTGGACCAACACCGTTGGACATTGAAGATCGCTCACACTTTGTTGGTGTGATTTCTTGCGGGTTTACTGCAACCGCATAGTATAGTATTGAATAAACGCAGATCTTCGATGCGAGCCGCAGAGCTTCTTCGCAACAAGTTTGGTGTAAGCCAGCTGTATAAGCATCAGGTTGAGCAAGACGGCGAAGTGGTGCTGGAGATCTACTGGCATCCGTTGACGATTGCCGAGCGTGAGTCGATCCAAAAAAATGCTGACTCCGACGACGCCGTTGACTTTGCACTGAGCATGATGGTGCGTAAAGCGTTGGACGCTGAGGGTAAGCGACTGTTTCAGGATGGCGAGGTTGCCGTGTTGAAGAATGCTGTAGAAGCAGCTGTGCTGCAAGAAATTCAGCTTGCGATGCTGGCTTCTGGAACGGAGAACAAGGTGGAGGAAGCGAAGGCAGACCTCAAAAGCAAAGAGTGATTGGTTTTTTATCTATGCGTTAGCGAAGGAGCTGGGCATGACCGTTGCTCAGCTTTCGCAGACGATGACGCAAGAAGAGCTGGTTGGATGGGCTGCGTTTTTTGAGTTGAAGAACGAACAAGAGGAAAAGGCTGTGCAGAACGCCAAGATGTCAGGCAGAGCGCAAACAATGTCTAGGCGGTAGGATTGAGTGAGGTCGCCGTTTAGCCGTGGCTAATTTTGGGATCAACCTAGACCTACGGCTTAACGGTCAAAGCGCTGTTGATAGAGCAATTCGTGGCGCAAGGGCGCTTGAAGATATTGTTAGGCGCATAAATGATAAGCCGTTAAACCTTGCCAACATTGGCGGTGCGGCACGATTGGAGGGACTTGGGGACGCAAGAAAAAAAGTAATTCAACTAGCAAAAGATTTAAATAAAGGAACAAAAAGCGTAGGCAAAACGGAAGTAGCAATACGCGAAACAATTAGTGCGTTCTCTGAGCTAGCTGCAAATACTGAAAAAGGCACAGGCGTTTTTAACGAGTTTACCGCAGTTGTACAAAAAGCCGAAAAAGAACTAAACGACATTGCGCGTGCAACAGAAAATGCACGACGTGCTCAAAAGGGTTTGATGAGTCTTGAAGATCGCGAGGCTCAGCTTGAAAGAAGAGCAAATTTATTGAGAAATTTGCGTACCAAGAAAAAACTAAAAGAAGAAGAAGCTAGAGCTCGCAGGAAAAATTCAAATGAAATAGATAGGGAAAACAGAAAGCTAGAAAAGCAAAGAAAGCTAGATAAAGGTAAAAGAGGTAAAGCTATCGGTGATTTGGCCGCAAGCATTGGTTTTCCTTTGCTGTTTGGAGGTGGCATTGGATCAGTGGCTGGCGGAGCCATTGGATCTCTTGTTGGCAGCGCAACTGGAGTAGGTTTTGGTGTTCAAATTCTTGGAAGTGCTCTTGGCGGATCATTGGAGGGAGCTGCTCGAGCAGCCAACGAATTTGCAACAACACTTACTTCAGCAAGAACTGCCGTAGATCAACTAATTGATGCTGTAGGTGTTAGGCGTACTGATGCAGCAACAAGTGCTCGATTTGCTCAAACTTTGGGCATTGGAGCGGTTGGTAGAACCGGTTTGCAAAACGAGCTTGCAGGCATTGTGGGTGATAAAGGAGTTAAAAGCCTTGAGGCTTTAGCTGACTCGTCTGCTGAAGCGGCCAATTCGGTATCACAGTTTGGAGCAAAAGTTACAGCTACCTTTGCTCCAGTGCTTACTACGATCAATAAAACTATTTCAGCCGTTCTGGGCGGTAGTCCTGCTGCTCAACGGCTAGAGCAAAAAGAAAAAGATTTGGCTGGTTTAAAAAAAGCAGGCTCTCAAGGGTTTGCAGTTGCAAGGCTTGAAGCTGAAATTGCACAGTTAAGAAGAGATTCAAGCGATGAGCTGGAAAGACAGGCTGTTTTGTTAGACGCAATCGATCAAGTAAAAACTGGTATGGTTGATTTAGAAAAAGAAACACTAAATGTAGAGCAATCAAGGCTAATAGCTCGTAGAGATGATTTTGCTTTGGCGCAAGGAAATCTTGCTGTAAGCAAACTTCAACAAGAATTGCTTCTTGTGCAGCTTGAATTAGATGGAGACATTAGCGACGAGAAAGAAGAGCAGTTGAAGTTGCAGCAACAAATTTTAGGAGTGCAGATCAGAACTGCGCAAGCCGCCAAGGAAAATGCACGAATCCAGGCAGAGCGAGCTATTGATCGAGACATTTCTTCCAACGAGCAAGCAATTCTTCAGTCGTTCCAAGCCATTGGATCGGTTCAACGAGCTTCGCTAAAAATAACTGAGTTAGAGGGAGAAGCTTTTGAGCGTAACCAGACGATTTTAAAAGGAGAGTCAACTCTGCGCATTGAAGGTCTTAAGTTGCAACGCGAGCAAGCGCTTGTTGGTAAAACCGAGCAAGAAGTGCGAGATCGTATTAACGAGAAATTTGATCTTGCGATCAGGCTTGAAAAGCAAAGAACTAATTTGCAGTTGGAACAAAATCGCCAGGCAAACGTTCTGCGCCAAAACCGAGAACAAGAAATTAGAGACAATCGCGAGTTGTTAAAGCTGGAAACGGAGCGCAACGCAAAGCTGCAAATTCGCAGCATGGACTTTGGCAGGAAGTTTGAGTTATCTGGAGCGGGGCAAGGCTTCTTTGGCGAAAGCGAGAACTTCAAGGAAGAGACTTTTGCTCAATCTGCTGCCCAGCTTGAGGCGTATAACGAGCAAATTGGTAAACTTCAGCAACGTATTGAACAGCTAAACAAAGAAGAAGTTGATCCAGATATAATTCTGGGCCAACAATTCAAACTGGATGATCTTATTTCTGTAAGAGACACTTTTGAAAAAATTCAGCCCGCGATTGACGCTGCTGCAGTAGCGCAGGCACGGTTTACTGACGCTATGGCGGTGACTGTTCCCGTAACAGACGCCTTATTTAACGGCCTAGTAGCAGTTGTCGAAGGCACGAAAACTGCAGAGCAGGCGTTTGCAGACTTTCTCCGCAGTATTGGATCAATGTTGATTGACGCTGCGAAGCAGATGATCGCGACATATATCGCAATCGGCATTGCTCGTGCGTTTGCTGGGATGGGCAGTGACGGAGGCAGTCACCGTCTTGAGG